CAGCACCGGAAACCAGTTATTAAACGTCTTTCAAATAGATTCCTTGGGGCGGGGGTCATTTCTTGTGCGCCTGACGATGCCAATGCAAATACTGTCGCGAGTTATTGACCGACCTTTCGAGCCCGCCAACGATCAAATCGACATCAATTTTGAAGCCGGCAAAGGCAATCCAAATCTCGACGCCTCCATCAAAGAAAAACGTTTTCAAGCTCATAACCTCGGGAACAGTTTCAAACGTGGCAACCGCTTTGGAACTTGTAAGCTTGCCAAGGTTTTTAGGAATTGTGTTGCCGTTCATGTCGATAAGTTTTGCGTGCCTTGCTGCTCGCCAATCGCGAACGCCTTGCTCAATGACTGCCGCGGCTAAGTAGTGCGCGGCGTCTTCATCCATCTAAGAATCTAAAATTTCTTGATCCACTTGTTTCATTTTCTTTTTCAACTCAATCGCTTGCAGTCTGTCGGATTTGCTTTCGTATTGGAAACCGTCCGCATAGTGATTGCCCCGTGCCCGTAGTTCATCAAGTTGGTCTTGGTACACTCTCCGTTTTTCCTTTAGCTCGGATATAAATGGTTTCTTGCCGTTTGAATAACTTCCGTTGTTTGGCGTTTGTGCTGATTGGTTCATTGCTGACTCCAATGATGCCAACACGCCGCCAATTGGGTTGTTTTCGTATGTTGCCTTGATTCGGTCATTCAACCGCAATTGAAACGCTTCAACGTAATCTTTCACGGGATTCTTGCCCCAACGCCAGTTGCCACGCTCAAACGAGTCAAACACCTCACGAACCTTGGCTTCGTCCCATTTGCTGAATGTCTCCAAGAAGAATGACAGGGGGGGAGGTTGGGTAGGTTGGTTGGTTGGCTTACCGCCTCCGTCCCCGCCTCCGTCTCCGTCTCCGCCTCCGCCTCCGCCTAAGTGTGCATCTGCTATCATATGCTGTGCATCTGCTACGCATCTGCTACGCACGTGCTGTGCATCTTTTGTTTTTTGCTGTTTTACTGGGGTTTTTGCATTTTCTTGATTATTTATGCTATGCACGTGCTGTGCATCTGCTATGCACGTGCTACGCATATGCTGTGCATTTTTTGGCGGGCCGGGGAACTTACTTTGCTTTGCCCTTATTTGCTGATTGAAGTTTGTGACCTCAAGAAACGCCTTTTCCTCGATCATGTAAGTCGTCAACAACGAGAGTTGTTCACACTCAGCCAAATGGGCTGAAACGTCGTCTTCTGTTACTTTGTCGATCAGCAATGGATAACACGAAGACCGCAATAATGTCGGATGCGCTTCGGTTCGCCCGTAATCGTCAACAACCGACATCAAGCGGCGAAAAAACAATTCTCCGCATTGGCTTAATTGGTTAATTCTTGGGCTTCGCAAAATGCCCTCTCTAAGTATCCTGTTTGGCATGGCTCAAAACGGCACGTCGGCATCATCAATTGGGCTTTTGTTTGCGGGCTCTTTACTTGGGGCGGCGTTGTCGCTTTTACTTCCCACAAAGTTGAATTTTTCAAGTATCACGCCGAGCTTGTGCCGGCGTTTGCCCTCTTTGTCGTCCCATTCGTCCATTTTCAAACGTCCCTCAAGCAATATTGCCCGGCCTCTTTGCATATATTGGCCAATGGTTTCGGCCGTTTTGCCAAAGGCATCCACGTCAACGAATGTTGTATCTTCGACGGTTTGCCCGTCTTTATCGGTGTATTTTCGATTTAGTGCCAAACTTAGCTTGGCGACTGCCGTGCCTTTTGGCGTGTATCTTAGCTCGGGGTCACGGGTCAGGTTTCCCATTAATATCACTTTATTAAATGCGTTCATGTTTTGTTTTTTTAGTTGTTAGTTTTTTGAGCGTTTTCTCGCTTAAATTCTTTTTGATTCTGATTACTGGTTTATTTCTGCAATTGAAATTTGGCATCCGCTTTTGTCTCCATACTGTTTGGTTGTTGTCAGGTGTGTCACTTGTGAGTCGTCATCCCAAAATTTTAACTCGGTTAACACGTCCAAAACTGCCTTGGCGAGATTGTCGCAATCTGGCTTTTTGGTGTGAGCTTTCGGGGCGTCGGGCTTTATTAAATGCGAATATTTTCCCGATCTGAAATGCGACTTGGGGCGTTCAAATATAAACCCCAAATTGACGCTGATTGAGCCGGCCAATGGTTGCACGGGTTTCACCCCTTCATTGAATACTGCGATTTTTACTGATTGGCGCCATCCCTTGACGTTGCTTGGCGTATACATTCGGACAACTCCGCCGATTGCAACGGCCCGCGGTCTTGGTTGTGGCTTTGGGATGCCGGGGGCAAAGAAGTTGCGAACGTGTGCGGTCATTTTGGAATTGCTTTGATTATTTCTTCGGCGATTTTCGGCACGATAGCGTTGCCGAGTCCGCGCAATCGGTGTGCCCGCTCGGGTATCCCATAAGCCACTCGACCCACGTCGGGCTCAATTGGCCACACTTGTCTGAAACTACCATTGAAAGATTCAATTGTTTGCCTTTTGCAATGCGCCTTTTGATTGCCGGCATCGCCAGGTTTCCCCGATCTCGATTGTCGGTTGCGCTCGGCGTTGGCCAAAGTTTCACCGCATTCGGCAGCGTGTCCGCCGGGTAATTCTTTCGCTTCTGTCTCCCCGCTCCGCTCACACCTTTGAAGTCTCGCGCTGCCGGCGTTGGCCAAAGCTTCACTTGGCCCGTCAACAATTGTTCGTTTTTGCGGTTGCCTCCCCGACTCGTTTGACCTCCCGTGGCGTTTGCTACTTGGGGAGTCTGCCAAAGTGTCGGTTCCGAGAATCCACACTCGATCTCGCCGGTGTCGGGCATCGACGGCGCAAGCTGGAATAATAAACGTTTGCGCGGCGTAGTTTTCGCCCTCCAACGAATCAAGCACGTCGTCGAGTTCCATGTTGACGATTCCAACAACGTTTTCGCCCACAATGTAATTGGGTCGCGCTTCCGTAATAACTCGCAACATTTGCGGCCAAATCGCACGGTCATCGCTTGAGCCTCGCTTGAGCCCGGCTTGACTATATGGTTGGCAAGGAAATCCCCCTGTGAGCAATTTGACGCCTTTGAATTGCGTGCCGTCAAAGTCGTGGATGTCGTCGAAGATTGGGACGCTCGGCCAATGCTTTCGCAAGACTCGCTTGCAAAATTCGTCTCGCTCAACAAATCCAACTGTTTCATATCCGCAACGATTTGCCGCAATAGCAAAGCCTCCAATCCCGCTGAATAAATCCAAGTGTGTCATTCATGTCAGATCAACAAACTCGGCAAGTACCTTGGCCCGATCTTCGGCCAAATCTTTGTGAACATCGCAAAAATTGTTCACACGTCTCCGGGCATACGAAACCGTTGAATGTTTACGGTTAAAAACTTTACCGGTTGTCTCTTGGGTAAGTCCGGCAATTTGGCAAATGTCCATTGCAACGGCGCGTTGCCATGACAGTAAATCCGTTCGCTTTGTGCTTTTTAGTTGTTCTAATGTTGAACCGTATATTTCGGCGACTCGTTGCCCAATGCGTTCACCAAGTTCGATGTTGTTGTTGTTTCGGTTTGGCCGCGTGTTGTGAAATGTTTCACCGTCAAGCGGATGCATTGGCGGGAGTTTCTCACTCATCACGAAAATCCTTTGCCAAGCTTGGCGCGTTTTGTTTTTCGGTCGTGTTGCCCTCTAAAATGTTGGCAAGCGTTTCGTCGAGTTGCTTGCCCTTGTGCCCCGTCTTGTCTTTGATCAACGCTTTCAGCTTCGTTTTGTTCACGTCACAAACTGCCGCAAATTCCTGCCCGTCAACGCCGTGAATTGCCGCTTGGTAAAACACGCCCTCGGGGCTTGTAATTTGTTGGCGTGTGGCGCCCGGCTTTAATTTGTAGCCCGGAATGGCTTCGGGGTTTTCCTTCAATGCCGCTTTGGCATTTACTTCGATTTGGGCAATGACCTTTTTGACGATGGCGCATTTTTCCAAAAGCTCGGCGTTTGGTACTGCCGGCAAATTTGTTTCATAAATTTCGATCATGTTTTTTTCTGTTTCGGGGCACGTTGTTTTTGCTTTGCAATAGCGGCATCCGCTTTCGGTTGCGTTGCGGGGTGGGTTTTCTTTTTCTACATCTTCAAGCAAATCTAAAACTTGGACATAAGAAACCATTATTGCTTTGCGATCATATTGGGCAAAAGTTGAAGGGGTTGAATGGTTCCGCGGCTGAATGATGCCGGTCTTAATTGTTTCAAATGGCCCAAAATTGTGATCAACCAAAACAAGCAACGCCCGCAATTGCATATTTATTGCCGCTTGCTCAACCGGGATTGGCCCGGTCTTGTAATCAATCACAAACGCCTCTTTGCCTAGTAGGCAAATCAAGTCAGGTTTGCCGCTAAACTGTTTGACTCCATCAATATCAAACCAAAGACGTTTTTCCCGTATTTGTTCAGCGTTTTGATACCCGCAATCTTCAAGCGTGTGTTGTTCGATTTTTTTAATAACTCCAACCGTCTTGGCCGTTTCGTCGTCAAGCTCATCAATGTGAATTTCACCAGCAAGACAAGCGTGCCCAAGGTCGCCCGCTCGACTCATTTCATTTGATTCGTCGGGCAAACCTTGTTCCGCTTGCCAACTGCCGCGGCATTTTTCAAAGCGATCAAAATTACTTGCGCTTGGTAAGCCTTGGCGTTCGTCGGTCATTCTTCGGCCTTTGGTTTTTTTGCGATTTTTTCGATGATCTCTTGTGCTTCTTTTGTCGATTCGCCCATTGGGATTTCGTCGGGCTCGGGAAGCTCGACCGGCGTGTTGAATATTGGCTTGGCCGCGTTGAACTTTTTGTTGAAATCGGGCGCGTCATCGTCCCTTTCAAGTGAATGCTGAACCTCGGGCGATAATGGCCAACGCTTCGAATGGCGCCGAATTACGGTCTTGCGGCACATCTCATCAAAATCAGTTTTCCAAGGCCCGGATTGCCCGGCTTTTGACCGTTTGCGGATTGCCTCGCATTCGTCGCGGGTCATCACTTCATAATCTAAAAAGTCAAAACCGTCTTGTGACCATTTGGCCCGTGAATAAACGCAAACCAAGTCGCCGCGGGGCTTTGTGTAATCGACTTGATGCTTCACTTGCGTTGAGCCGGTGCCGTCGTCTTCGATCACTTCAAACAAATCGTTTTCTCGGACAACCTTTGACGTTGCGTTGACGCCGTTTCGTCGAGCCAATGCCAACAAGCCTTTGTAAGAAATGATTAGCGTGCATTCTCTTTTAAACGGGATTAAATAGGCGTGTTGCCCGTCTGGCTCAATGCCGGCACTTGCACAATCGAGAATGCAACGAAACAAAGTCGCTTGTGTGCAATTTTCAAGCTCCGGTGTTCGTTTCATTGTTGTCTCAGCGACACGAATTAAACGTTCGGGCGTCAAATAGGTCGGTGCCGCTTTTGCCACTTGCTCGGCAAATTCGTCACTTTGTAAAAGTTCCTTGATTGTTCGCGTGTCTTTTTTCTTTGCTATTTCAGTAGTCATTTTGGTTTTTGGTTTTTATTTGTCCGCCACACTTTCGCGAGTTCGAAAAAACCCGTCGTGTTTCGGAAATTCTTTGTGAAATTTGCGTGCATAAAAGGGCGCAAAATTGTTGTTTATTTTGTAATCACCGCCCGAGGTTGCGATTGATGTTTCCCAGCGAATGCGCTGAATGATTGCCATCGAACCAAAGTGATCAGCTTGTGCCTCAATCACTTCGTGTGCGAAATGGACAAACAATTGCCACACGCGGGGGTTTGCTCGGTCGAAGTCTTCAAACGCTTTTTGTGACGCTGTTTTTGGCGCTTCAAAGCTCATTTCAAATTGATCAATCATAATACTGCCAAAAGTATGATTGCGCTGATTGCAACGGCCGAGTAAACCCAAGCAACGGCTTTGCAAGCGGGGCAAGGGGGATAAACTTCCGGGCGCTTTTTGCGCGTTGTTTTGATGATTTTGCGGTTGCTTGTTGCTGCAAAACACGCGGCCCAAGTTGCGTTTGTTTGTGTCTTCATTTTGTGCGTCGTTTTTCAAATTTTTTGATTTCCTCCGGTGCAATTCGAATGGTTCGGCTTGTCAATTGTTTGACCTTAAAAAGCTTCGCTTCTTTCCATCGGTGAACCGTTCGTGTTGAAACGCCGAAATATTCGGCAACGTCTTTAATTGTCATTTTTTAAGTTTAAAAAGGTGAGCCACACCCGCGGCAAAAAGGGGGCACAAGGTGAGCCACACCCGCGGCAAAAAAACGCCGCAATTAACATTTTGGTGAGCCACACCTTTGATAATAAAAAAAAGCATTGCGTGATCAGTTAAAAAATTTTTGATCTGATATTTGTGCATTTTCTTTTTCTTTGTTTGCTTTAGTAAAAGCCTCCCATGCTCTCGGGTCTTCTTTTTGCGCTTGCACCATTCTTATCAAATCTTCAATTCCATTTGGTGTTTCGTGTAGTATTTCTCGCGCAATAAGGCCGTCATAAAGCAATTGATTTCCAAATTCTGCCGTCTTCCAAAATGTTTGTTTCATTCTGTTTTCATCGCCAAACAGGGGATTCAATGCAAGCTTGTTGAGGCATTCATTCATTTCATAAACATCGTTTACTTGAGCCATTGCAGTCGCTCGCCAAAACAGTTTCCAATATGCTTCGCGGTTTTTTGCATATTTTAGCCGCTCGTTGTGTTTATCGTTAAAATAAAGACCAATGATGAGAATTGTCACAAATATGATTGCAACACTTTGAAACCTTTGTGTGTTTAAGATTTTAAAAATATTTTTATTTGCACGTTTTGTTTGCGCTTGATGCAAGCGAGTCATTACTTGTTCTTCCATTTTTTAATTTTATCCCTTGTTATTTTTTCGCTGCCGTCGTTCAACTCCGATATTAAAAACTCGACAACTTCAGTCAAAGTCATGTCATGTTCATCGGCCAATTCTTTCAGTTTTTCCTTGTCGTTTTCCCAAAGATACATCGACAAGCTACGCTTACGATCATCTCTTTGGTTTGGCATTAGGTGTCAACTCTCGTCTGTTTATGTCTTTCAAAGGCGACAACTTGCCTCGGTGTAGCTCACCCGTCAAGGCATTATTGAAAAAAACTTTTCGGCATCCTCGGGCTCGACCAAGTTAAGGTAAAATTCTTCAATCATTTGCGGTGAATTGCCGGCCGCGTGTGCCGTTTCGTTTTTGTTTTTAAAACGGGCGACATGGTACGAACAAAATGAATGACGCATGACGTTTGCGGCCGTTTGCAATTTGGCGGATTTGCGGGCCTTGATGAATTGCGCTTCAGTCGCCGGCTGAACGCATCCCGCGGCCATTGCGGCCTTGAGCCATGCGACGGCGTTTGGCGTGATCTCGATAATGCGACGTTGCCGCTTCTTTGCTGCCGCGCCTCGGACGGTCACGGTTGGGGTTTCCTTGTCTAATTTAAACTCTTTTGGCGACGTGTAAATTGCCTCGGACACACGAAGCCCACAAAGCAACACCAAGACGACAACGAGCCCAACCTCAGGCACTTGAATCGCGGCCCGCAAATACGGTTCAACGTCTTCGATGGCGAAAATCTCGGGGTCGTCGGCGTCGATCTCGATTTTCTCAATGTCGAACGGGTTAAATCGGCCGACTTCAAAGTTTTGTTTGGAAATCCAATTTCGAAGCGTGTTCAAATGCCCGATGTAATTGTTGACGGTTTTCGGCTCAAATCCTTGATCAAGCAACCAGTCTTGAAAATCAACCTTGGCGATCTGGTGAAAATCGCGGTCATCAAAAATCATTCCGACGTGGCTGAATGTGGATTCGTAAGTTTTAATTGAACGCGGTCGCAAATTCTTCAGCTTTTTGCCGGCAATAAATCTATCGCGGGCAGCTTCAAACGATAGCGTTGGTAGACACTCGGGGGATTTTTCAAACTCCGCGCAAGCGGCGTGAATGTTGTACCCGTTTTTTTCGGCCCGCAAATAGGCGTTGAGCAAATCAATCTTTACATCGTCGGGGAGGGCGTGCAGTTTCGCGACCGCGCCGGCTCGGTCATTCTTGATTGATTTCAAATGCAACTCGGCGGCGCCCTTTGTGTCAAAAAACCGGCGGGCACGTTTCCCGTCGATTCGATATTCTGTCATGTATTTGGTAACGCCGCGAACGTCTTGTTTTGTAACGCCTCTCACTTTTTTCATGCCGAAAAAATGTTGGCGTTTCGTTGGCGCGTTGCCAAGCCTTTTTTGTCAACTTATGTCATCTTGTTTCGCTTCGTGTCATTTGGCAAAACAAGTCAAAACAATAGGAAACAAGCGTTTTTGCAAGAAAAACAAAGGGAATTTGACCGAATAACCCAAAAGGGATTCGCGAGTTCGAATCTCGCCATCCCGACCATTTTTCCTAACAAATAAGCGTTTTTTAAAACTGTTGGCGTTCTGGTGGCGCGTTTTTTCGCTTATTTTACCATTTGCCAACGGGGCACGCCTCGGCCTTGAGCCAAGTTTTAGCTTTTAAAAAGCAACCACACTTCACGCAAACGCCTTGCCGTTGAAATTCGCACGTTTGGCAAATCCTTGCCCGCTTGGTTTGTAGTTTAGTTTGGCCCGGTGTGTTGCCCTTGGTGATATGCCAAAAGTTCCTTACAAGCGATTCTGAGGCGTTCAAAATCCGCCGAAACAGGCTCGGGGGCATATCGACGGGCCAAACGGGTTGCCGGGCCGCGTTTACGCTCAAAGTCGGCTCAAGCTTTTCGCTAGGGTCAAGGCGCATGAATCGTTGACGTTGGTTGTGCTTGCCGTGTCGGTGCCCGAGTAACTAATTGCCGACAGCGTGGCCGTGTAGGCCGTTGAGCCGATCTTGTATTTCGGATGACCGAGGCCAATTGCCGCAACTTCAGTATGTGCCAAGCCCGAGCAAGACACGCTTAAAGTTGACCCGCTCGATGTGGTTGAGCCGTCCGTTGCCTTGACCGTGTACTCGTAATTTATCGCGGCCAAGTCGGGCGTCGTTCGCGGCGGGCCAAAGTCGATAAAGTTGGTTGCGGTTGTCTCGGCCAAATATGCCGGCGTTGTGCCAACGTCTTCGTCCATGCGATAAATCAAATATTTTGTCGCCCCGGTTACGGCATCCCAAGTCAACTTGATGCCGGCCAAGTTTTCGTAATCTTCAGCAAGGTTGGCAGGGTCAGTCATTGAATTCGTAATCGGCTTCGACTAGATCAATTTTAATCCACATCGGTTTGGTTGTGAACGGCGTAAAAACTGACGTGCAATGACTACCAAAGCCGGCAAAGTAATTTGTCGCGCTGATTGACCTTTGGTCGTAACTGAACGCGCTTGATTTGGTAAATTCCGAATAAAACGGGTTTTCGGCCGCGTCGATCACTTGCCCATCTTCAAAAAAGCCACATACGTCAACGTCTTCCTCAATCGCTAAATATTTTTCCGTTGTGACGGTGATGGGCGAACCACTTTGCCCGTTTGTGCCGTATGAACCACTTGCGTCGATCTTGTGCCGCTTGAAACTGTGATTTGTCACGCCAAGCAATCCCGGCGCCGCGGTGAATTGTGATCGAATCGTGGTCGGCAACGCATATTTAATCGGCTCATCTTGAACGCGAACCTCGCCCTTGTAATTGCGCGAAACCAAATAAATATTGCCACTTGTTGCGGTCAATGCGCCTTGTATTTGTGTACTGTTACAATTCAACGTAAATGGCCCGCCTAAATCGACTTCATAACTTGAATCAATCGACGTTCCGGTTGCCCATGTAGTTGCATCAGTTACAAGCGCCCTGTCGCTGATTGCGCTGCCTCCGTAAGAGCCGGTTGCTTCGACGTTTATGATTCCAAAATTATCAAGTGAGGCAACATTTGTGTCGCCCTCGGAACACTCTAGCGGGTGGTCGTCTGTATCAATTCCGGTGTCGCCTTTTTCGGTGCCTAAATAAGTGACGGCAGAATGACGATATTCAAACGTCAACGGCAATTCAATGCGGGCTCGTTGCAGCAAGTTCACCGCGCTGACTAAATTGTTGAAAATTCTGGCGTAAAGGTTGGTGTTTGGAAACGGCCCGAAACCTTGGGCGTTGTCTTCGCGAATGTCGCCCGGCAAAAACTCCATCCATCGTTTTGAGCCGTTGTAATCGGCTTCGATTCGATATTGCTGTTTTTTTTGCGTGCTTAATAAAGTGATTGGCGAATCGGCATCGAGGGCGCTTGATTTTCCTGCCGTCCAGCTTGAACCCGTCCAATAAACCCACGTTGATGAAGAATTTCCCCGGCCGCGTAAATAGTAGCGCACGCGGTCAACATCAGTCGCAACCCAATTGATTGTGTGCCCGCCGGCATCGGTATCGGTCACGGTAAAATCAACAAGCTCGCTTGTGCCTTTGCCGTAACCGTAAGCCAAATAATAACTGTAACTCGTTGACGTTGTGATCGTCGGCGTGACCTCTTGGGCAATCAAGTGTTTCTCGCCATCGGTATCGACCCCATAAACCGTATAAAGAACGCCCTCGACTGCCTCCCAATCAAGCGTTGTGCCGTCTTTAGTAACCGCAACGGGGTCAAGATACTTCGGGCCTTGCCTCAACGCTTGTTGGCAAAGATTTGGAAAGGTGTAATCGTAAAGCCGGCTTTGATGCGTGCAAGTCAGTTTAAGCGTGGATTCCATGTCAACAAACCCGCCGCAAATCGCTTGCAAAATAAATTCCATATAAAGCAACTCGTCCGAAAATGCCGGCGTGTCGGACGTGTCATAATTGTCGGGCTTATCGTTGTAAACGTGGCGGATGTTTCGGCTGAAATAAAAACGCGGAAAGCAGTTGCCAAAAAAATCGTTGGTGTAAAAACCTGAGCCATTGTTGGCATCAATCGCAACGTCGCCGGTTCGCAACGTGCAATTTTGGCCGGCGTTAACATACAGCAAATATTCAAGCACGGCGTTTTCGTCGGTTCGATATTGTGGCGCATAATCTCCCGTTGTTGCGTTCTGCCATCCGGTAGACGTGTTGGCGATGACGATTCCGCTGCCGGTTGGCGTGATTGGTGCCGACTCGTTTTGCAATCTGCCTTTCAGCGTTACCTTGACGCCGGTTGCCCCGTTTCGCTCGACCTTTTCGATTTCGTAATCCGGGCGATAAATTTGGCAGCTTTGCAAATGGTTTTTGACGCCCGTGCAATCGGTTGAGCTTGCCGCGTTTGTGCAAGCGCCGGCAATGGTGTTTTGACTTTGAACCATTGAATTCCAGCCGGGAAAATAATCGTCGCCCGTCCAATGGGTTCCAAGCAAATGCCGGTATCCGGTTGGATTCTCGGGCCGCATGATTGGTTTTTGGTTATACGTCACATGACGGCGGATTTCTTGGGCTTCGGATGTTGAATGGCGCCACGCATCCGATAAAAAGGTGCAACGGTCATTTAAAAAACCCAACACGTCGGCAAACGCCTCGGGTTTGTAAATTGACGAATCGGAATTTTTGTAAACGTTCGTTGAAACAAACATTTGCCATTCATTCGTCTGCCCGCGTAATGGGTCTTTTTTGTCATCGGGCAGGGGAGTTGATCGAATCCCGTTAGTCGGCACAACATAAGCAACCGGGTCGGCGTCGCTTGGGCTTGTGGTGTAATCCCGCTCATTGGTCGCCGTGAACGTCTGCCCGTCGGTGTAGGTCGTGCCCTCGTACTCTACCCCATAACTTGATTCATCGCTGACAACCTCGTAAACCTCGCCCTGCACCAAGTCGCCGCTTGCAACTGAATCGGTCGAAGCAGCAATCCCGCGGAAAACGTCCAAATCTTTATTGTTCATCCCGCGGGCGTAACGGTTGAAATATAAAACAGATTTTTTCGTGCTGTTTTCTTCAATAACTTCATACCCCGTCAACAAATGCCGTTCGGCCAAGCGGAGCGAGTCGTGAATCATTTGCCGGCCCGCCTCATAAACCGGGTTTGTGTTGATTTGATCTTCGCGATCAACGCCGCCGACGTTGCTTGATAAATTGGCAATGCAACCGATCTCAAGCAAGTTTTCGCCGGCAGCTTTGGCGCTGGAAAACGTTTCGCCGCGTTTGTCCATGCTGCCAGACAATGTGGCGCAACTTGCTAATCGCGTGACAACGTATGCGTCATAAATTCCGGGCGCATAGTTCAGCAACTCGGCGACCTCGATGGTCACGTTTGCCCCACTCGGAAAAAAACTTGCCGTTTTAAATTCAACCAAACATTCGCGCCGTGGATGCTTGAAGTATTGAAGATGATCGCCGCCCTGACTGAGCGTGAACGTCGTCAACGTGTCGCCGTCGGCAATCACGTCAATTGATATTTCGCCGCTGAATGAGCCCGAGACGCTTGCGTAAAATCCCCCAAAACAAAACTTGTCGTTTATTTGGTAAGATGTCGCCGAATCAACGTCAAATGTTCGCCCGCTTTCATTTGGGCCGTTTTTGGTGAATGACTTATATTGTGCTGTAATGTTGCCGCTTGAAACCGTTCCGTAACTTGGCGCCAACGGGTATTGGCTTGTTAAGAAATCTTGAAAGGGAAACGCCCGGCTTGAAACAATATCCGTATTGTCGCGCTCGCTTGTTGTTCCTCGGTACTCTTTCGCAAAGAAATTTAAAACCTGGTTGAGTTGTTGGCCTTTGACTCGTTGCAAATAAGCTTCGTCATTGTACGGGCCTTCATTCCAATCGGCCAACGGTAGTGATTCGACGGTGCCGTTGAATTTAAGCAACAAATAAGAGGCGAAACCCTCATAATACAAATAAACGTCGGTCGGGTTTTCCGGGCAAGTTCCAAACGTTTTGTCGGCAACGCCCGAAACTAATGAATCAAATTTCAGCGTGTAGTTTGGCGAGTAACCATCTTCACAAGTCGGCGTTGATGAATTGATTGCCGGGACGCCGTGAAAACCTCCGTACCCCTTCAGATAATATTGCGACGGGGCATAATCAATTTTGCCATGCTCTTGAGCCGCGGCCAACGCGCAAGCCGTTTTAAAATTGCGATCAAGCGACGGGTTCCATGCGCCGCGTTGATGCTTGGCCAAAGTCCAATAATGTTCGTTTGTGGTTGGCGCGGTTATGCTGCCGCCGACAACCAAATAAAGCGGAATGCCTGTCGGCGGGTCGGTAGTTGACTCGGCACCGTCAAAACGTCCATCCGCATTAAGTCTGCCGTCTTCAGCTTCAATCTCGGGCTCGCGTCCATAAATAAACGCGCCCATCGGATTCGCGACGTTTATGCCCTCGGGCAAACCCGGCCCGGCTTCGGGCCAACGCAAATCGCTATCCTTTGGGATGTGAGAATAAAACTTCCACCATTCATCTTCCGCGGCCCAATTGTTGCCACCGGCATCCGGGTTTCGCATTCCCCGAAAAAGCGAATGAGCATACCAAAACAAGCGCCAAGACGGGTCGGCGACGCCTTGTTTCAACCGATCATTGAACGCAAGGGCGAGCTTGTTGTAGTCCCTCGATGATAAGCGTTTGCCCGGCCAAACCTTTTCGGCTTTTGTATATTCAACCGGCATTTCACAACCAACGGGCGACGACGTGCGTGTTTGCTATGTTTGACGGGCCGGCGTTTGGCCTGACCGCGGTGCCTCGGGTTGTGCGCGACAGTAAAGCGTTTGGCGCTTGGCTTGCGCGTAAGCCTTCAACTTCCCTTTGTAGCTTTTTAATCGCGTTAGCAATCTGCCCGTCGCCGCTTGGTCTGGTGTGTTGTAATTTCATCAGCTAGAAATTGCCGTGCCGTAAATGTTGGTATCGTAATCCTCAGAATACCAAAATTCTTTGGTGATCTGATAATTGCCTTCGGTTGTTTGTTCGACGCTTGGGGTTCGCTTGAGCCAAAACCCGCTTGATATGCCTGACAACATAACGGCCGGCACGCTTTGGCCGTTGCCGCTTGTTGCGGTCATCAATGCGTTAGTAAATTGACTGCCTACGTTTGCGTGTTCTGGTGATTGATTTGTGGTTGGGGGAACAACCTTGATATTACGCAAAACGTATTGACTGACCGTGAAAAACTCGGTGCCTCTTAATGCGGAAATGTAAATGTTTTTGACGTATGCCGCTTGCGCCGCGGCGTCCATGCCGTTAGCGGTGCCGCTATATTTTGACGACGACGCAAATGGCACGTCGTCCGGGTTTGTTCTGGCGGATGTCGCTTCATCCCAATCTTTTCGAAATGCAGACAAATTTGCGTTTGTCGCGTTCTTAAAGATTGCTTGCATATCCTCAAGGTGAAACAAATCTTTTTCCAAGTCGTTCCCCTCTAAATACCAAATATTTGAAAGCGTTACGCCGGCAATGTCGCTTGCGCTTGGTTGCAAGTTCGACGTGCTTGACGATGTTGAGCCAAAATTCGTGCCCGAATAAGTAAGCCGCAAAGTTGCGCTTGGCCCGTCGTATGAAATCGTTGCGTTTGTGTATCCTGCAACAATGCTTGCGCCGCTTGAGTCGTTAATGTGACCATCAGAAAATTGCTCAACCTTGGTTTTATTACCGACGTAGATTCGGGTTGTTGTGTAACCGCTGACCGAATCCCAAGCGCGTTCAGGCGCTTGCTCGATGACCGATGATGTTCCTTTGAAAGTTGCCGCCATTGATCAAAGTTTGTGCTGTATTTGTTTGTTTAAAGTAACCAATTGACCGTTTGCCTTTTGCAATTCTGATATTTGCTTGTCCGCTTTTTTCAAAATTGGGTCTTGGCGTCCACCAATATAAAGGCCCATTTTTGCAAGCTGATCAACTGCCGGCTTTGTAACTGCTTGGCTTGTCCCTCCTTGTTGTGAGTCCAACAAGCGTTGCAACTTTTCCATTTGTTGCATTCCTGCCGCCTGTTGGTGTGCAGCTTCCGCTTTTGCAATCCTTCTCTGTTTTTTTGCCCTTTGACGGTCTTCGTATGCGCTTGTTGCATCAACTAATTGGTCTGTGGCTTTGTCAATTCCTTCAAACGGCAACATTCCCAAAGTTTTCCATGATTCAATTATTTCACCATCCCAAAACAAGTCCCAAGCTTTGCCCATTTCGCCTAATGTACTCGTAAAGCCGGCGCTGAATGAATCCCAAATTGCCTTCAATCCAAAAGTGACATTTTCGGCGGCGTCCATTGCAAACGTTGAAACCTTGGCAAGTCCCGGCATCATTGTTTGCATAAATGCGGCAAACTCGTCTTTCATGTCGGCAATCTGCTGAACGGTTTCGCTGTCCATAATTGCCCCTAGTTTGTGTGCCGCTTCTTGCATATCGCCTAAACCTTCGGTCAATAGCCGAAAATTTTCTTTGCCCGATTTTCCCATGATCAAAAATATATCGGAAACGTCTTGGGCCGTTGGTTTCACTTGTTTAAATTTTTGCGCCAATTGTTCAAATATAGAAACGGCGTCCATGTTTTGAACTTCTCCCATTGAAAATCCAAGTCGCTGAAAAGCTTCAACCGTTGTCAGCGTGCCGGTCATTGCTTTGCCTTGGGCGTCTTGTATTTTTACAAAAGAATTCGCAACTGATTCAATAGTTGTTCCGCTTTGCGCCGCCGCAAATGCAAACTCTTGAATTTTAGTTGTTGAAACTCCCGTTTTTCTGGCCAAGTCGTTTACCGTGTCCGCAAAATCAACTGATTTTTTGAGCATGGCGCCAATCGCCGCCGTGCCAAACGCCGCGGCCAATTGGCCTTTGATTGCGCTACCAAATCGGCGTGTGCGTTGTTGAGCCCGCGCAAGCCCGGTATCAAACGCTTTTCCATCAAGGCCAAGTCTTGCTGTTAAGTTTAAGCCCATTTTTTCAATTTAATTCCGGGTAAATTTGCCGGCCCATTTTTTGAATCCTGTCGTGATTCTCTTTTGCTATTCTTGCCAAGTCGCGATCATTTTCGCCGACAATATCAATCCCACCCTCAAGCTCGGCAAAAGTGTAATAATCCCAAAGCGCTTCAACCATTGATAGCGACAAAACTTCATGCCGCGAGTAACCAAGCTTCGATTGAAGGGCAACTTTTAAGTGATAAAGCCAAGGCGCCCCGATAGAATTACTGCCCTTACTATCAAAGGTTTCCGGGGGATTTGTGTTTTCGTTGATGTATTCAGTAAACACTTTCACCGACTTGTTGAAAGCGTTTTCATCTTTTGACCAAAGGCGCGAAAGTCGCCATTGCCAAAAGCGCATTCGCAACGTGAACAAAGGCTTTTTTGTCGCTTGTTCGAACTTGTCCCAATCGTCGCAGCAAACAACAACGGCCGTTATCAAATCCAATATTGTTTTGACTGGATTACATTCTAAACGCTCAAGCCAAAAACAATGGCCCAAGGTCAACGGCTTTAATTTTTGGCCAAGTACAACAAAGGCATCGGGCAAAATCGCCGCCACATGGTCGGCGTCGGTTGCCATTGGTTAAGATGCGTCGGCTGAATAATCAACGTCAAGACCGTTGGAAAGCTCAAGCGTCCAAGTTGTAATTTCGGTGTTTGATTTTGTTTTTTCGGCGCTTTCCAACATCCAATTTGAGGCAGCTTCACCGTCGTCGGGGTCGGTGATTGCACAAGCCACACCAATCACGGGCAAATTGTTTGCAGTCTTCGCGTCGGCGATTGTTGTTGCGGTCGGGTAAACGTTCAGCGTCATGCGCTTTGTGCGGTTGTAAACAACCCCGCCAACGTCATCACCGTCTTTGTCTTTGTACCGAATTATTTCGGCTTCGTGCCGAATGGTTTGCCCTGTGGGCTCAAGGTCGTCTGCCGCAACGCCAGCAAAACTGAATCCCGTTGCGGTTATTCCAAAAACAACGCCTTTTCCTTTAATCGTCGCCATGCCTTCAGTTTATTGATTTTGGCAACATCTCAAGGGAAACTTATCTAGCTTTGATGCCATGCTTTCGGGCGCTTTTTTTTAATTTACGTTCAACGTGTTTAATTATCTCGCGGGCTTCAGCGTTAATTGCTCTTTGTAAAGCCGGCTTGCCAACGTCGGCAATTCCTTCAGCCAAATTGATGATTGTGGCGCTTGGCGTCCAACCGGGCTTGGCGTGTCTAGCTTGGCCGTGTTCGCCTTTGCCAAAAACCTTGGTTGCCCTCGATCTGCCGACCTTCATGCCGGCCAACCGGGCCATTTGTTGTGCGGAAGCAAGCCAACCGGATTTTAAATAACCAATGCCACGCACGCGCCTCTTGATAAATTCTTCGACCTCGGCACGCATTTCGGCGCCATAATAACCTTTTTCACCATACTTGCCTTGCAACTTGTTTACTATTAGCGCCGCCAATGGGGCGTTTAGTCTAGCCCTTAATTTCAACGCCCGGCGGATTTTTGCCGGTTTTGCTTTTGGAGTGAAACGAATCGCCTTGAACGCAACATTGATTGCCCGCTTGTTCACGATCTCGGGCAAGTCGCGTTTAGTGGTTGGAATGTATTTTAAAAGCGCCCGTTGAAACTCTCGAGTATCAAGCTCGACACTCATTCCGCGGCCTTGGCTTCAAGTTGCTGCAAGATTTCTTGCATCCGCGCATCGGGCACATGATAGCCCGGAATTTCAAAGGCGTAAGTCTGGCCCGGTTCCATGCGGGTCATCTTCTTGTCCGCCGGGATCACCACTATTTTCGGCGACTGACAACCGGCGCAAAACAGAATCAAGCCGGCGATTGACGCGATCTTCGTTGCCTGTCGCAATGGCCAAATCAATTTCGCAAAGCGCCTCTTTATATTCGCGTTTTTCATCTTCAAGCGCGTTGATTTTCTTTTTTGACCAAACGCCGATTACTGCCGCGACAATTGCAAGAATTGCCTCAAGCATTAAACACCCTTGGCAGCGTCTTCGGTTTTCTTGACGCCGTGACGTAAGAAAATCGCCAAGATGCTTGTGACGCCGATATTTAAAGCGGCACCAAGTTCAAGCTCGCCGGCCAAGTATGCGCCCGCCGCTGATAAAATTGCCGCAACGGCCCCAAGTACAGTTTTTGACTTAATCATTTTCCTTTGTTTTTGATTAAAAAAATTGATTTCAAAACAAGATAAATTAAACAGGCAACCGAAACGCCAAGCTGAACGAATGCGCTGATTTCGTTGATGTACCAAATGCCAACGCCGCTTGTCCCGGCGCCCGCTGCTTTTGCCATATCAACGATTTCATTCATCAATTTCCCGCCCTAGTTTCGCCGCGGCGAGCCCGCCGATGTATTCATAATCATTCTGATCTTGCCACGCATCCCAAGTATCACCATCAACCGTCATCACTTGCATTTCGTTGGTTTTTTCCTCCCAACGATCAAGGCCCGTTCCAAGGTTTTCAGCTTCAAAAACCCTCAAAGTGAACGTCATGCCAAATTCAATAGCGTCGCCGACTTCAACATCGACACGCGCCGCCGGCTTTTCGTCTGTCGCTTTTAGTTTAACCGAAAACATCAATTTTTTTTGTTATATTCCATCAAAAGCGGAAACTTGGTTTTCTCAACTTGGACGGGGATTTTTTCGGGCTCATACCATTCCGCCTCAAATCCTCCAATCCCGATTTCAACCTCTTTTATTCCCCGCAGATTTAGGCACCCTTGGCCCACTACCATCGCGATCAAGCAAATGCTGAAAATTGCGGTGTTGCTCGCGAATCTCGGCGAGTCTTTTTTCAACGTTGCAAATCTCTTTACGCACATTGTTCGTCGCGTCGATCAACTTGATCGTGATTTCATACTGGTTTTTTATCTCTGCGGACATATCTCGCAGGACGTAAAAAACCACACGATAACCAAACCAACCGACTGCCGCCGCTGATACAACTGGAAAGCCCAGCGTTTGAATCAGATTGACGGTGTCGGTGGTCACTCATCGCCGCCCTACTCTGCGCCTTCCAGCGCCTCAACTTTTGCCTTCAATTCTTTAACAGCAGCAACCAGCGCGGCGATTATTGGTCTGCCGTTAAATCCCCAATTATAATCGGGAGTGCCGTCCTCGTTTGTTGCTGGTTCATAAACCGCTTCAACCGCTTCAACTGCCGGTGTCTTTTCGTCACCTACTGATTTACCTTCGGGAAGTTCATCGCCTTCTTCATAGTAGGTTGCCGCTTGTTCTTCCGCCGCTGGAGTTACTAGGTTCTGTTTTTGTTCTCGCGGTGCGGCTTCTGGCAGAAAATCGTAAACATCTTGCGCGTAAAATCCTAATTGCTGCGTGCTTGATTCGTCGCTTTTCCAGCTAAAATAATGCGGCTTTAAATTGTTGATGATGTCAAGACCGGCAGTCAATTCGCCTATATCATTTTTCAGGCGTTTATCTGATGAGGTTATTAAATTCTTACTGCCGTCAGTCTGAACGTCACTCGAAGCCGTTAAATTAGGAACGTTAATTTGGCCATCGCCTTTAATTTCCAAATGCACGTTCGCATTGTCATCACCATCGATGAACTTTGTAGAGTTGCCGCTTTTCGCATTAATCCAAAGCGCGCCACCTTTGTTGACGATGTAGGCGTGTTCGCTTGTGCCGCTACGGGTTAGTTTTAAACCCGCCGCGTAAGCATCAGCGCAAAGTATTGTCGCTTGGTTTTGAATAACCTCCCCGTCCGCAGGAGTCGCCGCGCTTGTGCCGACCTTTAACTTCCCGACTTTTTCGGGGTTCTTTTTAATACTAATCATTGCCGGCCCTTATTTGTCATAAAACGCAGTTGCACCGTCGCCCGCATTTAATACGTCGATAAAGAATTGCGCGTCGGTAAAATAGTCGTCAGGGCTGTCGGCCGTGAAGGTAATATTATCGCCGGGCGCCAACGGTATGCCGGCCGTGTCATTGCCGCTTAATGGTTGGATATATACGGTGCCGACGTTGTCGGTTCGCGCTGCCTTCATGCCGACGAACGTAATGCTGTGCGCTCTGACGGCGCCGCTGCCCAATGCCTCCGGCGTGCCGGTGGCGCTGACTGTCTTGGTGATGCTTCCAAATTGTTGTTGTGCCATTTTATATTCCTTTTAGTGGTTAAAGATTAGAGGGCGCCGCCAACATCTCAAGGGATACTTCGGCAAATCGGTTGCGTTCCTCGATGCCTTTGGATGTTGAACGTTCGTATATGCCCAAAACGTGAAATTCAGAATCGTTTGCGCTTAATGTTGCGGCAATTGCGTCATCAAGAAACAAGTCGCGCATTTTCTCGACATTCGATGCGTGAGCGGCCGGCGTTGTGTCGTCGGCGTTGCTGGTCAGGCGAACCGTCAAGGTCACTCGATAATTGCCCGCGCCGTGTTGTTCCTCGGTCGCACTTTCGACGATACAAACGGCACGCGGCAACCCAAGGTTTTCGTCGTCTTCGCCACAATATGCCGTAACGGTGAAACCGGAATCATCGGCCAACACTTGTCGCGCCGCCTCTTCAAGCTTTTGCTCCAGCATATTGTAATTACTCATTGTGTCGCGTGTTGAAGACCAAACCGCACTTCAGCGGCGTCGGCCGGGGTTGTAGTAATTCGATTGATTCGATATTGGGTTGAGTCAATTGTGATTTGTGTGCCAATAGCCGGCAACGTCGAGTGATCTTGTTTTTTGCCGATCAAAACCGCGTCAACGTCGTCAAGAAATCCGCCCTCGGTCAAATCGTTCCCTTGGTCAATGGTTGCGACGGTGCCGGTGTAAGTTGCCGCGCCAATTGTGTAGCTCACCGGCCAATCGGCAATCATCTCGGCAATGTCGTCGGTATATTCGCTCACGGTTTAAAAAAGAACCCGGCACGCGGTTAAACGGCCGGGCCCAATCATGTCCAAACAACCAAGCTGCTAAGCTAAGAGCCGGCGGCGCTTGAAGTGAACCGGCCGGCGAAAAACGCAAATCTCGTCATAAGATGCTGCCTTTTCATCGGTGCCGGCTTTTTGCTCGTCCATCTTGGCAATCGCCTCGTCAGCGTTTTCGCCGACATACAAGGCTTTGTATTTATTGCCCTTGCGGCCGATTGTTATGATGCACTTCATTAGGCGGAAACGATTCGTTTCAGACTGTTAGAACCAACCAAGACGCCAAAAATTGTCGTGGCCGTGATCATCTGCTTACCGTCTTTGCCCTCATACCAAGAGCGCAACTGTATCGTCAGACCGGAATCGGGATCAGTTACCGACTCAACGGCGCCAGACCAGTTTTGCGGAATAGCCGGTTGACGTGCGGCGATCAAAAGCGCCTCCGGGCCACAAGCGAAACCTTCAAGGTTTTCAGAGTTGCTCGGAATATCAGAATATTCGTAAACGTTGAAACCGTGAACACGCGGCACGCTGTGATTGCGAATCGAATCATCCAGCGTGGAAGCATACGAGGCTTGAATTGCGTTATCTTGGGCCAAAGCGGCGTAATAGGCCGGCTTGATGATCAAGGCGCGTTCGTCTTTGGGAACGTTCAGCGTTGTTAAATCGCCGGCCAAAGTTGCCACGTCGTCGGCACCAAAGTTTGATGACGTGACGGTTGCTTTGTTGCCAAACTCAGAATTGAGAACCAATGCCATCAGGGCATCGACCATCGAATTGATAACGGCGTGAGTTGCAGGACGAACGAAAGTCCGCTCCAGCATATTCATCCCGCCCTTGGCAATTTCCAAGTCGGTGAATGCCATTGTGAAATGCTTGTGCTGGTTCAACGTCACGGTTTTGGCCGAGCTTGTCACGTCAGTCGCGGAATATCCGCTTGACGCATCACCGGCAGAAACCGCGGTTGCAATGCGGGTCGTAATGCTTTCGCCTTGGTCGGCAATTTCACTTGAAAAATCGGTAGTGAATGCCGAAACGGGCGTGTGTTGTGCGCTGAGATTGTCTAGTACAGACTGAGCTATCGCAGCGAGATTAATTCCGTTGAGGGTATTGGCCATCTAGTTTTATCCTTTATTTATAATAGGTTTAAATTGTTATTTGATTAGCGGCCGAATTTCGGCGCGATAAAAGCGGGTTTGCTCTTTGGGGGTATCTTTCAAAGTTGCGTAATGCGCCCAAAGTTCATCAAGAGTTTTTGCGGCCGGCTTTGCTTCGCTTTCGTCAGCGGGCTCGGCACCTTGTTGGGCGACAATCTCCAAAGCTTTCGCGCTGGCAATTTCATCGACCTTGGTTTTTTCCTGCTCAATCTCTTGAGCGTGTGCCTCGGTAAGTGCCACAATTTTCGCCTCGGCGCTTGTGTTCGCGTTGGCAAGTTCCTCGACCTTGGCGGTTAGTTCCTCAACCTTGGCATCAGCTTCGCCGGCTAGGGCGTTTGCCGCTTCCAAATCCGCGGTCAACTTTTTGTTTTCTTCAGCAATCGTCATAACTGTCTGAACGTTCATTTTGCACAAGTTCAAAACATCTCAAGGGCGTTTTTTAGATTTTTTTTCACGCCGTCAATCATGCCGATTTGTGCCGCTCGTTTGCCGCTAAATGTCTGCCCTTGCATTTTGTCGCCGCCAAGCGCGGGGCGATATTTTGAAACGAACGCAACAAAGTCATCATAAGTTTCGTTTACTTCAGCTTGTAGAAACGAACGCACTTCCTTATCAATCGCAACGCCGGGAAATCCTGCTCCTTTGTATTTGCCGGCCTTGATCAACTCCACTTGAACGCCTTGCTCGCGCAAGCTTTGGCTTGTGTCGATCACGGGCATATAAACACCAATCGAACCGACTTCACTTGATGGTGATGCGTAAATTGCGTTTGCCCCGGCAACGGCCCAATAAGCCGCGCTTGCAATCATCGAATCGGTGTAAGCAACGATTTGTTTTTGTCCGCCTCGTTGAACGTCTTCGATTGTTTCCGCAAGCTCGGGTATCCCGCCGACCGTTCCGCCCGGTGAATCAACATCGAGCAAAATTGTTTGCACGTCTGAATCGGCGGCCGCGTTTTCAACGGCTTCAATCACGTCGATCGTGTCAACGCCGCCCATTGCTTTTTGGGCCGCGGTCAACTTGTGCCCAAGCACACCATTGATCGAAATGATTGCCGTGCCGTTTTCGGCGTAATATTCGAAACCTTTTTTTTCTTCGTCGTCGTCGGGCATATTCACCGCGCCAAGCATTGCTTGTGCGGCCGGCACGCAAGCCGGATGAATTGCCATCAATTTCGCTTCATTATTCATTTTCTGTTTGTAATCCGTTTGGGGTTAAAAGTTGCACACGATTGGGGTCGATGCCGGCGCTTCGTGCTGCATCCAATAAAACACGTTGTTCGTCGATGCGCTTTTGAAGTTCATCTTCCCAATGCAATCCGCGTTCGGCGTAAAGTTCCTGCAACGTCGTTAGCCCAAGCTTGTAATCCTCACGGGCGGCATTGGCATCGCGGCCGGCGTCTACGGTCAAACGTCGCGGGCCTTGGTAATGCCAACTGTACCAATCACCACTTGGCGGCATCGGCAAAAGGCCAAGCTTGATTGCCTTGGCGATTCCGTAACCGTCAATCCGCCGCGCAATCTTGCGAACCAAGCGTTGATTTTTTTCAATTGTCCGTTGTGCCTTTGCAGCAACCAAACGAACAACGGCGCCGCCAATCTTTGAGGGATCAAGCGAGAAATCGAACGGCCATTCCAAAGCTTGAAACGCGGCCCGCATGATTGTCGCTTCAAATTCTTGGGCGTTTTTACTTGGGCGATTTGATTCGACGGTTTCGATCTTTGCACCCGAGCCCGCCCGGAAATAACGAATCGCGCCGCCCTCCAAAGTTTCGACCGTTGTATCAAGCTCATTCGATTCAATCGTTTGCTCGATGAACGCTTCAGAGTCATCGGCAAGCCCGCTTTCGTTGTGTTCGATCAGCGAAATCGACGCTTGTGCCTTTTGCGCGGTCAACTCGTATTGCCGCAATTCTTTGACATCTTGCAAGTCGGCAACAACGCCGGCCAATGGAGTCAGGCCGCGGTTTTGGTCACTCCATTCGGGGAAATAGCAAAGCGAAAAATCAGTTGCAGAAATGCGCCGGCCGTTTGTGAGTTCATAACCGATTGCCCGACCGTTTGCGTTTGTGATCACGCCGTTTGTGATCTGCCGGCCTTTGAATGGCCCGTCTGCAATGATGCCATTCGAACGCGAACCAATGCGGTGAGCCGGCACCATTTGAACGGCGGGATATTTGCCACGCGATTCAGTTAGCAAAACACCGATGTCGCCGTCGCGTTTAATTCCGATCAAAGCCAAATAAAGCAATTCCTCAAAATCGGCGCGGCCTTGGATGTCGCACACTTTGTGCCAATCTTTCAGCCACGCTTCAGCTTCAACGCCCCATTCCTTGTCTCTGCCAACATATTGGCAAGTAAACGGCTGAACCGAATAAGTCGCTTGCTCCAAAAGGGCGCCACGCACCGGGGCAAAGTTTCCAAACAACCAACGGCCGGCTGAAATCAATTGCTGATGCGTGCCCGTTGGAATCAACGCGGGCGTGTCTTGGGTAAGGCTTCGAATCGGATTACGAAACCGATGGTTGACGTTCGTGTGATCGAACAGATACCCAAGTTTTTTGAAAAAGTTTTTGATCATCTGAATTTGGCAAAAGTCCGGGTTGATGCGTAACCGTAGGTTGCAGGGTCTTTGCGTTTTAAGGCGTAACGGCATTCGCGCAAAACCGTATCAAGCGGCAACGAAAACTGTTTGGTCGCGTTCCTTCCGCCGACCGAATAACTCATCATCGTTTTGCCATCAGTCACAAGCGTCTTGGCTTTTGCCAAAATTGTTGTGATTTCAGATGTTGAAAAATCGAGAAATAAACCCTCGGCCATTCCCCGAGTTTATGGATTTGGCGAACATTTCAAGGGCAATTGCGCCCCTTAAAAGGCAGGACGCCCGAGCTTTAACACTCGGGCGCTGGTGTGAAGTAAGAACCTAAACCATTTAAACTATGAAAAAAGCGACTCCATTCAAAACGAAGTCGCCGACATCTCAAGGGGTTTTTTTACGCGGCCGACCGCGTGGCTTTTTACCGGGGGCAGGGGGTTTGCTTGCGTTGGCTTTTGCTGCCGCCGCTTTGGCTTCGCTTGTGACGCTGCCCAAAATCTGACCTATGTTGATTGGCTTGTTGCAATGAGGGCATTTGATTGGTTTTTTCATTGCGTGTTGCCTCGCAACTCTTTTTCGTAATCATTCAAAATTTGCATATGTTCCGGGTTGTTGATTTGAAATTTTGCAAATTCGTCATTTTTTGAATCGGCAACTTCTTTGCCATTAAAATAAACTTTTGCTTGGCCAATTCCCTGTTTGTATTTTTTCAGTCTTTTGCAAGCGTCAAAAAAAGTTTGAAACATTATATGAGTTTATTGCATCCTCGGACAACCAAAAAAGCGGCCCCGTTTGACCCTCTGCCATGTCGTCTTTGCCGCAATGCGGACATTCGATTTTTTTTATCATATCAACAACCGTCAGGCATATCAGGCGCGTCATCATACTCGACCAATTTGCAAGAGATGACTTTCCGCTTGCCCCATTGCGTCCAAACGTAGCTACCAACCTCGCGCCTCCCAACAATAGTTATCCCATTTTCGAGCGTACTAACCCAAACAACCGCGGCCAATTCGTTTTTTGTGAATGTGATTTTTTTCATTTGTTTGGTTCCTTTCCAGAGGCGGCGCTTATGCGCTCGCCTTTGTTTGTTTTATTCCTGCCAACTCTGCCGCTTTTTGATAAGCTCCCCAATTACTAGCAAAAAAGTATTCGCTGCCATTTAGTGCAACTCGATAATTTTTCATATCGTTGCAACCGGCGCAAAACTCAATATTTATAACAACTCCAGTTTTGGAGTTCCAAACTTGCTCGTCTACAAAGTAGCGCATGGACAAAGTAAAACCCAACTGTTAGGTTTTGTCAACAGGAAAAAGAAAAAAAATTAAAAAAAATTTTGCCCCTAAAAATCTCGCAACACGCGCCCCATCAAAGCCGCCACAACTTGCATACACTCACAATCCCAAAGGTGATTTTGTCGCTTGCCGATTTTCCGCCATTCGTAAACGGCTTGCCCGGCCCGGTCGTGGCGCTGAACTTTTCGCTCGGAAAACATTTGCGCTTCATAATCTTCGCCGGCTTCAGAGTACGCCAACCATTCGGCGCCCTTTCCGTCACGCAAGTTTGCCAAAATATCTTTGCAAGTCGGGTTTGACCAATGAAAAAGAGGAACGGTTTTGAGCCGGCCGGCTTTGCTTGTGCCTTGTCCGGGGTCGATTTGGATTTTCTGACTGAACGCCCGCTTGATGGTTTTGCCGTCGCGACTCTTGTGCGTGAAGTCTTTTGCCGCGCCGCCTTTAAGGCACGTCCAACCGTATTGATTACAAGCGGAATAAACCCGGTTGGCTGAATAGCCCGAGTCGATGAACAGTAAATGTTTTTCAACTTTGTGTTCAATCCGCAACGCTTCCAAATCTTCAAAGCTTGTCGGCTTGGCCCAATGCACTAAACGGCTTTGCCCGTCTTCCGCCCATGCTCGCACCAGAAAATAATAATGATCTTTCTGAACATCGACAGTCGCGAAACGATATTTTTCACCGTCCCAAGGCCAAGCGTCGTCGTGCTTTGCCAAATCAATTTCGGTTTCTTCTTCGGATAACTCAGTTGACCAAGGCAACCCAAGCGATTCGCAACGAAAAGTTTTGAACGGTTCAACCGAGCCCACTTTCATCGCTGCCCGCGCCGCCAAAAATTCTTGGACCAGGTCGGCCCAACGTACCCACGGGGGAAGCAACGCCGACCATCGAAAAGAAACTTTTTGTGTTGGCGCGTCCGGGTTGGTCGCTTTCCAAATTCCAGAATTGGCAATCTGTTTCCGAATGTCAGGACGGTCAGGCAACTCGGCTTGGCACTTGGGGCAGACATAACGAATCGTCGGGGTCAGAACGTCAAAATCCCATTTGTTGTCTCGATACGTTGTTTCGTCTGTTACCCATTTCAGATTTTCAAATTCCAATTCGTGACGCTCGCCACACTCGGGGCACGCGATCAAATAAATGCGTTGATCACCTTCTTTGAAAGCTCGGTCAACGTGGTCATCAACATCGTTTGGCGTGCTGATTAAAACCTTTCGCGCATTCCAAAAAGCCCGCGTTCGTTTGCTTACCATTTCAAACGCGCCGGCTGGGTAGTTTCGAACCTCGTCAAGAAACAACCAACGAATCGGCTTGGATTGAAGTTTGCTTTGGGAGTTCGCGCCGTTAATAACCAAAGGCATCGAGGCGAAATTTATTTCCAAAGTTGTTTTGCTGTGACGGTCTTCGGGGAACAAAGCGGCAACGGGGTCGCACGCTTCAAGCGTCGGCATCAATCGAGTTTTGGCAAAAGTTTTAGCTTCGTCTTGCGCGGCTTGTACCCACATCGCCGGGCCGGGGTCTTCGGCAATTGCCCAAGCCAAAAGAATCATCACCATTTGCGTTTTGCCCGATTGCGCGGAACACATGATTGACAACTCGCGCACGCGGTTATCGGCAAACACTTCCATCGGTTGCATCGTCCAAGGCGCCGTCGTCGATTTGTACTTGCCGGGAAACGGTGAGGTTTTATCGACCGTGATATTTTTTTCGGCCCAAAGCCAAGGGGCGTCAGTTGACCGGGGGCGGATTGCGGCTCGGGCTACTTGTTCGACGTAGGTCATGCCCATTTCTCCCCGTTCAATTGTTCGAACGCCTCACCCAATGCTTGCCGCAAATGCAATTGGATTTCCGCCGCCTTTTGTCCTTCAAGCACCGGGGGCGATTCAGCTTCAAGTTTGGTATAAAGCACCGACTTGAATTGCGCGATCATCCGCGTCAACTCGGTTTGCACTTCGCCGCGGGGTAACAAGTCGCCGCGCTTTACATCAATGTCGATCTGCAAAAGTTCATTCTGCTTGGCAAGCTTGTCGCGTTGAAGGTCGCCAAGTGTTTCGTTTTTAACGTCGGGCCGGCGCGACTTTAAACCGTTGTCGATGATGAATTGGCGCCATGCGGTCACGTTAAATTCTGACGCACGCTTGGCCGGCACGCCCGGCAACTCTTTCCATTTGTAATATGTGTTTCGCTCAATGCCTAATATTTGGCAAAGCGCGGTGATATTTTTGGCCCACTCAATTTTTCTTTTTGCCACCATAATATTCGACCGCGTGACCTTCCTCGATCAGTTGCTCGTTGATGTCTAAATCGTCAACGTAAAGAATCCCCAACACGCGCCCAAATTTCCCCTTGCGATCAAGCCGTGTCGCAATCACGCAACGGTTGTCAGCAAATCCAAGAATCTCGATCAATCTGGCTTTAGCTGCCAATCCAAGGGCTTTTTCGCGTTTGTCCCGCGTGCGACATTCGGGGGTATTTATTCCCCACAATCGGACACGTTGGCGGGAGTGCATATCGAATCCCAAATCAATCAAGACATCAACGGTGTCACCATCGACGACGCGATCAATTTTGGCTTTGTAGTGATAAAGTTTTTCGTCGGTCTTCATTTCCAAAATTGCCACCACTTCGAAAGCTTTAAAATATCTTCGCCTTGCCCCTCTGCACGAATCCGAGCTTGGTCAAGTTGCGACTCGGTGAACAGATACGGTTTTGTTCCTTCGGGCGATTCAAGCCAAGTGTGAATGTATTGTGCGTTTGCCATTGGATGTTTGTTTTTATTTTTAACAATAAACAAACGGCCGGGCTTTACTTTTGTTCGTTTCATTTTTAATCGGTATTTACTCAATGTTTATTCAAGGATATTTTCACTTATAGAGGTTCGACGGTCAGCACCGGAAACCT